AAACTCAGTGTTATCCTTTAGGTCCATAAAGCTTTTACCCTCTACATCCTGCACGTAGTCTAATGCAGGGTCAAGCTTAGGTAAGACAGGTTTCTCTGCACCAACACTGAGTTTTGTTTCCTGATCAATAAGATTAATTGGAGAACGAAAACCAGAAGAGTCTTGAAGGATTATATTATCAGCCATGTTTATTATTAATCCCTATTTTGTTCAGCAAATATTGAGTCCATCTCGGTTTGAAGAAGCCCCGAAAAACCTATAATAGGTTCGCGTGGACCACTGGGACTACCATCAGGAGCCGGTGCGGCAATTCCCGGATTTGCTGTCTGTCCTGTTAAGGTTGCAAAAGATATCTCACCTGTTGCATTATTATACCGTATGCCATTATTTAAATATGATAAGATATCAACCCCTGCATAACCGCCTTTTACTAATGTACTTACTTTATCAAAGATTTCGTTTTGATTGAATAGGATATTAGGAGATACTTGTTGAATTTTAGCGACAACTTCAGCAACTTTACCAACAATAGCTTGACTTTGATCTTCACCAAATGCTGAAGTTGTGTATTCTAAAGAACCCGGATCACCCGCAGTACTACCACCCATAAACTTAACACCAGCACCAAGGATACTAGCCATACGTTCATTAGTACTTCTCTGAATTGCATTTATTGTGCCTTGAGCAAGAGGATTACCTTCTGCAAAATTGATGTTAATTGAATCACCACTACCAATAAAATTAGGTACAGTAAGATCAAGTCCACCCATGTAAGTACTTAGTTCTTCCATTGTTTTAGTCTTGTATAAAACACCTAAAATAGAAGCGTATTGATTGCCATCACTCATGTCATTACCAGCAGCATTATAACCATCCATGATTAACTTGGCCCTAGTTTCAGCATCCTCTGCTTTATACTCTCCTTCAACTGCTGATGAAAGTTGATCAATAAATGCTATACGAAGAAACCCACCATCTTTTTTAGCAGTATCAATAATTGTAGAAGCTTGGCCTGACTTAACTAAAGCTCTTGCTACATCAGGGCGTAAATTATAACCTTCTAATGTTTTAATCTGTGCATTAGTAGAATCACGTTCTTTTTTTCTTTTACCATGAGCTTCCAATATTATTGGCATCATTGCAGTTTTTGCTGTATTAAACTCTTTAGCTGCTATCTCTGCGGTCCTATCATCACGACCTTGTTGATAACGTGCTTCTTCTAACTCATCTTTTTTATTTTGTCTAGTATTTTTTATACGTTCAACTTGAGCTTCTCTCATCCCAGTCCAAAAACCTATAGCCATTTTTATGCCCTCGCCATTAAGCCAGAAGGTTTCTCTTCCTTCATTGGCATTTCTTCTACAGCAGGTTCCTCTGGAAGTTCCTCTGGAAGTTCCTCAGTAGGTTCTTCAACAGGTTTCTTTATGCTGTACATAGCCTCATCAATCTCATCATCTTGATCAAAGCCATCTTTAAACTGCATCCCAGCAGCTAAAGGTACACCCCTGATAAACTCATGTATTACTGGTGCAATAATTAGGCTCACATCTATTGAGTGAATGCCATTCATAACACCACCACGTAGTACCCCTTCAACAATTGACCGAATGTCTACACCTTGGTCAACAAACTCTAAGATGTCTTCCATTTGTTTAGGTTTAGATATGTTTCTTAAGTGAAACTTAAGAGCTTTCTCTGGGTCAACAATCTTTGGGGGTTGTTCATATTGAGCATTACCCGGAGTGGTAGTTAAAGATTGTCCGGGGATTGGTCTCTCAGCGAATTGGGATATCATTTGTTTCTTTTCCTTGTAGAGGCAAGAATTTCTTGGCCTGACATATCAGATTCAATTAAGTCTGCTTCCTCATTTCTTCTATTACTATTTACACCCTTGTTATCTACGGCTCTTGCACGTACAGCATCAGCTAATTTACGAGTGCTACCAGAATTAGCAGCTTTAATAATTGACTCACCAATATTTCCATAGTTATAAACATAAGAAGTTAAAGCTGTTTGTGTAGATTCACCTAAAGTGTTCCAAGTATTTGAACCAACACTTCTCTTAGCCCTAGGCATAAACTCTGTTTTTATTCTGCGAGTTAAATCTCTAATTGCATCTTCTTTAGATACAAAAGAATCTTGCTTTACAGTAACCACTGTGCCATCTTCTTTTGTGTAGGTATCGCTACCAAACCCAGCTCTCCAAACAGGTTTTTTAGAGCCTTTCTTACTATCATCATATGGTGTAGATTCAAAACCTTCTCTATCAACAATAAAGTTAAAAGTAAATTCGTCTAAAGGTTCAGTTTTTGTTGCACGAACATCAAGTCCTTTATCATTACGTTTTGTATCTCCGGAAGAAAGAATTGTTAACATTTCTTTTTGTAAAGTCTTATCAGAAAAAGCTGAAGAAAAAACTTTAGCATCAGGATCACGTGTAACAACACGACCAGCATTAGCAACTATGTACTCATCATTAGCATTACCAAAAGCATTATAGTATTGTTGACCAACAGAGATTTCATTTTCAAAAGTAATATCAGCAGCAGTTTGTTTATCCACAAGAGATCTAATACGTTTTTTAGCACCACGTGATACATCTGATATTGCAGTTACGGTAGGTTTTTTAATAACAGAAGCTAAATTAGTTCTATCTTTATAGGCTTTATTCCAATTATTATAGTATTCTAATGCCATGTTAAGCTTCCTTTATTATTTCTGCAATATCATATCCGTCTGATCCAAATATCATGGTACTTACCCACGAAGATTTAGCAGAAGCCTCCTGAAAAGTAAGTTGTTCTCTGGCTTTATCTGCAGATTTATCTGCAAGTAAGATTTGAACAGCCCTTTCACTAGCACTCTCTGATGTAGCAACAGCCCATGCCATTACGTCCCGTTCTCGTTGCCATATGTCGTCTATAGCTTTTTCAGTTAACCCGTTCTTAGTAGCAGCATCAAGTTTGTTGGCGTCATTCTGTGCTGAAGTATCTAGTGTTGCTATATTCTGTCTCCACACTGCGTTAGCTTGCGCTATGACTAAAGAATTAGTAGCATTAAATTGATCTCTTTGATTTTTAACTTCGGTGTTAAACTTTTCAATAGCATTCTTTTCACCTGCATTAAATTGTTCAGTAGCATTTTGTTGTGATGTATTAAACTGAGACACTTGAGTTTTAATTGTAGCCATAAATTGATCTGTTTGATTCTTGCTAGAAGCATTGAACTGTTCAGCAGCATTCTTAGCAGCAGTGTCACTAAGTATTGCTTGTTGTACCGCTTGAGCTTTAAAGACTTCTACCTGTTGATCGTTAGCTAAGTTAGCCAAGTCTACCTGTAAGAAAGCTTTAGCATTTTCTACAACAGCTTGTTGTTCATTAGATAAGTTTGCTAAGTCCATTGTCTGCATAGCAGCAGCATCAGCCATTACCTTACCATTTACTGCCGACATATTAGCAAGATTTGCTGTCTGTGTCAACCGTGAATTTTCTAATGCTATCTGTTGGTCAGCAGTAAAGTTTAAGTTAGCGATGTCACTAACCTTAGCTGCCATAGCTACCCTTGATTGAAACTCTTGTGTAAAATCTATCTCAAGAAACTTAGCTCTTTGTTCTGCTGCAAACATTGCAGTCTGTTGTTTGTTGCTAAGATTCTGTGACTCAAACTTTGCAAAGGTAGCTGAGTCTTGTTGTGCGATAGGCAGTGCAGACTCCATAGCAGCCTGTACAATAGCCTGTCCTGCCATGCTACTAGCACCAAGGCCACGTGCAGCCATAGCTGCTGTAGCGGCTCTCATAGCTCCTGCTGCCCAAGGAGGTGTAGCACCACCCTCAAAGTCTTCCATTAAATCAGTAAGCTGACCTTGTACCGTAGCTTTCTTACTAGGATCAGCAGTAACAGCTTTGATATCTGTAGCTTCTTTTACTGCAGCCATATCAACTGCAGATCCACCAATCTCTTCTCCGGGTTTTATTACCCGTGCATTAGGTGCAACAACTTGTGTTGGACTTTCAATCTGTTTAATGTCTTCTACACCTAAAGCACTCATCTTTTCTGGATCACCAGCAGCGGCTGTTATAGTAGAGTCTTTAGTCATTTGAGTATTTTTAGCGGCAACATCTTCTAATGCTGTTTCAACAGCAGCTTGAGAATCAGTAGTAGTTGCAAGATTAGTGGTTACAGTATCAGGACTATCTGCTGTCTTTGCAGTTACAGTACTTGCTGTAGCTTTTGGCATAAGTCCAGAACCATCTGTGCTGACATCGGCAGTAGAAACTTGACCAACAGTACTATCAATTTTTTGTGCTGTATCTGTATCATCTATTTTTTCTACTGTAGTATCAGTAACCATACTTGCTGGATCACTAGCAGCTTTATAAGATTTATCACCGATAGTTTTATTTCTAAGTGCAGCCTGCTCTTCTCTTACCTTCTTTTGCTCTGGTGTTTCAGCAGTGTCACCACCCTCAGCATAGCCCACATACCCACCCCTAGCAGCAGTAATAGGAGTAGCAGACATAGCAGCGGAGTTAGCTGTAGGTATATTCTCATTAACCATAGCTGAATTAGCTTTAGCTAATACCCTATTGAGCACTTCCCGTGCTGCCATATTAGTCTCAAAAAATTTATCAATAGGCATATCAGCAGGACGCCCAAACTTTTCTCCTACTTTTACAGCTATATTTTTAGGGTCTATCATTTAAAATCCACCTTCTAGTCTTTTTATTATAGTTTACTACGACTTTAAAAGCCATCACTTAGTCCCTTGAGTATATCTTTAATGCTTACCTTAGCTTTAGAGTTAGGTGAGTATTTACACTGAAACTGTTTAGGACATTCACGAAAGCTACTCTCTGCGTAGTGATATGCAATAGTCTTGTTCTTACCTAAGTAAATACACACCTTGCCTTCACGTTCA